AGCGGAATGCCTATAGCCTATGGCTATACATAGGGGCGGGTGTGGTGAGGGCGAGTATCTAATGGCGCGCCACCGGTAGAGAAGATTAAGTGCTGCCGAGGGGGGTAGATCCTATGTCCGGGGGAGCCGGCCAGTTAATTCATGCACTGAACCAACCCCTGGACACCTAACAAAACGAGATGATACAATGGCAAAAACAGACAGTTTCTTTATCAGAGCAAGCACACCAACCAACGGAACAACCTACGCACAATCAGCAGTAGACCTTGGGTCTTATGTTGACGCCCTCGGCAAAAGCGTACTCAGGGTGCACAACATCAGTGTTGAGTATGGTGGTCCAACAGAGGCATATGCTGGTGCTCCAAATACCTCGACTCAAACTTCATTCCAACTTACAACCCAATCTCAAGCTGCAATGGTTAACGTTACAGATCGAAGTCTTATCTCAAGTGGATCGCTGGCAATTTCTACCGGTGCAACTGAGGTTGTTATGATGTCTGAAGGACTCAACATTGCACCGCAAAACTGGACCAAGGGTTACCTGGTTGCTGTCGAGCAAATCTATTTGGGCGTTGACCAAACCTTCGACCATTGCAATGCTGTGTCGATTGTTATGGAATGCACTGTTGAAACCCTTTCTCAGTCTGCGGCAATGGCACTTGCACTTTCCCAACAGTGAGGCGATCTAATTGCCAACTGATGAAGACATTCGGCTTGCTCTAAGGCTTAGAGCACTTGCTGATGCTCTCCTGCTCCCTGTCGCCACCGCCACTGGTTTGCCTCCCGAACTTGTCCAGGGATTTGTTGAGGGTACTACTACCGGTGCTGTTGCCGCGGCCAAAGAGCCAACGAAGAAGCGCAAGGTATCCGCGTACAATCGAAAGTACAAGGCAGCGTTCAAGCGAGTCTCGAAGAAGTACAAGAAGAAGAACGGTGAATGGAAGAAGGGCGGATTCAAGTCTGCTGTTCGTGCAGCGCACAAAGAAGCCGGAGGGAAGAAGTGATGGCGATCCATACACTACGAGGGCAAATTAGTGAAGGCGAAGTAAAGCGTCTCATTATCGCTGATGGCATGCTTAACCATGGACATCAAATTATTAGGTTCGTAGTTAGCGGTGATCCTTCTTCAGCTGCCAACGATGTCTATGCTCAGCTGAGCACTGGCGAAACAGAGAACAAATGGAACTGGGCAGATAATCGACAGATTGCCTGGGCCTCAACAAACATGTTCAATGTTGGAGGTGCCATGGCTCCCTTCACAGTAATTGATCCAGAACACATCGTAATTCAAGACTTATTCATCAATGGTAATGTAGGGGCCACCGGAGGCACGGGTATAATCAATTATTTAATTGAAATGAAACCTGTAACGTTAAGCGATGAAGAAACAGTAATTCAACTAATCAAGGAGCGTAGCCAAGATGACATCTGAAGAACCAATTGAAGAAACGAAAATGGCAACTAAGACTGAGCGATTCGCACAGTGGTTAATGACCAGGGAAGAACGACGATCTGAGAAAGAATCCAACCTTGAAGGATTGGTTCGTTTGAATGTCCTGGTGTCCTTTCTCACTCTCGGCCTCGTCGGTGGCTTTGAAACTGTTCAACTTGCTATCTCAATGATCCCTTACTTGGGCTGACATAGCATACAAGCTTGAACCCACATGAAGTTGTATTCACATCGAACGACTTCACCAGTGCTTAGGCGTTGGTTGTGCCTACAGAAGTAAGTTTCCTGGCATGCTTCACACTTGACGCACATTACTCAGAAGCCTCCAGCGTCGGACAGTCCGCGGTCCAATGATTGCCGAAACAATTCTTGCACATGTAGTTTCGAGGTGGTGCAGGTTTTACTTTCGGTTCACTTTCACCCGGTGAATACTTTCGCAGCTGCATCCGAACCCAATGAGAAAAGTTCTCACCGTCTTTGACCAATTGCTTGCGGATCGCATCGCTTACTTCGTCAAGGCTAATGGTACGGTTTGGCATCACTCTTCCTCCTTTGGTGGGCACTTGTGGGTGTCTGTAGACCATCGGACGGTGTAATGCGTCCAACACTCACGGCAGAATCTAAACTTGTTCAGAGAATCAGTTAGTTCGTTCATCATTTTGTATTTGTAATCAATTGGTTCCGTCTCGTCTTGATAAATCATATCTCGATGGATCGCTAACTTGACCCACTCAATCTGTTCTTTCGTCATGTAAACTTCGATGTGTAATGGTTCGTCAGCCATGAGACTCCTAAGAACCCTTACTATAAGTATGTACGCATGAGCGGAATGCCTATAGCCTATGGCTATACATAGGGGCGGGTGTGGTGAGGGCGAGTATCTAATGGCGCGCCACCGGTAGAGAAGATTAAGTGCTGCCGAGGGGGGTAGATCCTATGTCCGGGGGAGC